TATTCGGAACCAACGTCAAACTTGATAAGCTGCCCCAGTATTTGGACCTGGATTCGTTATCTACGAAACCCAGTTCGCTGAGGGATCAGCCAGCATTCCCGAATTGGTTTGAGACCCAATTCTGGGGTGGTATCCGTCGCGCTGTCGAGAGACAGCGGGGCCTAAGTCCTGCTGGACCTAGGTTTGGGTTTAAAGACCCCCCGTACGGACGAGTCCACGTACTGACCGAAGGAGCAGGTAAGCTTCGGCTTATTGTGCCGTACAATACTCCTTTTGTACACTCCACGGGCCTATTTGCTAGATGTCGCGCTTTTTTGCGTGCAATTAGCAATGATTGCTGTTTGGACCAAACGGTTGGACACCGTTTTGTTCAATCAGAAACAAGCCTTAGAGATAACAAAATGAATATCTCAGCAGATCTATCAAACTTCTCCGATGATATTTCACCTGAGGCGATAACCTTCGGATTGCGTCTTTTAGACCTTTCAGAGTTGTCTAGTTTTTTGACAAATCTTCCAATAAGCTTACCGAACGGCAAACTCATTGTCCCAATTAAGCTTTTGATGGGCCTAAAGGGATGTTTTGAATTTTCAACCCTTCTACATCATTATTTTGTAAGAAGGGGTGGCATAACTCGTTATGTCATGTGCGGTGATGATCTCTACTTTCGTGGAGAACTTTCTACCTACCTTGAATCAATCAAACATTCTGGTTGGAGTCTGAACCGTAGCAAAACCATTGTTTCGCAATCGGTTGCCGTTTTTTGCGGCGAGATGTACTGGTTTGGATACCGGGTTTCCCCGCGTGTTCCAAAAGTATCGTCATGTTTCCTAAATAATGGGAAACTTGCCTCTACGTCAGTATTATTTTCTGTTACGAGGGATTCGATTGAGTCCCTGAATCAGATTTACAAAAGACGCAGTGTTGCTCGAATAATCGGGCCGTTTATCCTCCTACTACGTAGTAGGTGGAAAGGTGGTATATTTCCAGAGTTACCCGCTAAATTACGGGGGCTCGGCATGAAGATCTCTAGACAAGGGTCGGGACTTTTGAAAGCCCTTAACGGCAAAGCTCAACTACGTTGTGCTATGCTGTCAATTGGTCGAATTGAGGAGAGACTACCAAGACACCGGTGGTTCGGTATACCAATCGAACTATCTCCGGGCGGAATTCAAAGAGAATTTCCTGACTTCCCAGCCCTCCTTAGTAAGGGGGCTGTTTCGCTTGATGTTCCACCTGTTGCTTCTGCAACGAAGAAGGACATTAGCGCACTCAGTCTTAATGACGTTTTAGAGTGGTACTACTGTGACACTCGTGTCGATTTTAACCAAGTCGATTCCGGGTCCCTTACGTAGTGCTTATTCTTGACATCTGTG